GAAACTGCTGCAGGTGAGGGAACATCTCAAACAACTCAAACAACTGAGTCTAGTGGAGGTGGAACAACTACAACTGAAACCACAACAACGACTACGACTACAGATTCATCTGGATCAACAAGTTCAAGCAGTAGTAGTTCTTCTTCTTCGAGTTCAGATGGTTCAAGTTCATCTGGTTCGAGTTCTTACAGCAGTTACTACGGTTACTAAAACCCTGCTATATACAATACTGAATATAATATTATGCCTTTACCAAAAATATCAACCCCCACACATGAGTTGGTTTTACCATCAACGGGAAAAAAAATAAAATATAGACCATTCCTTGTAAGAGAAGAGAAAATTTTAATTCTTGCATTAGAAAGTCAAGACACAAAGCAGATTACAAATGCAATTAAATCTACTTTAAAATCTTGTATTCTAACAAGAGGAACTAAAGTTGAAGAACTTCCTACATTTGATATTGAATTTATTTTCTTGAATATAAGAGGAAAGTCTGTAGGTGAATCTGTAGATGTAGTGATAACTTGTCCTGATGATGGTGAAACAAAAGTTGAATCTCAAATTTTTATTGATGAAATACAAGTTCAAAAAAGTGAAAAGCATAGTCGTGACATTACTTTAGATGAAAGTTTAACTCTCAGAATGAAGTATCCATCTTTGAATGAATTTGTTCAAAACAATTTTGACATTAGTAATGTGGATGATATAACATTCGATGCATCTTTAGATATTATTTCTTCTTGTATTGATGTTGTATATAATGCAGATGAATCTTGGGCAGCAGCTGACTGCACAAAGAAAGAGTTGAATGAATGGTTAGAGACCTTAAATTCAAATCAATTTAAGCAAGTTGAAACTTTCTTTGAAACGATGCC